TGGATGCGCTTGATTTCATCAAGGATGGCGAGTTAGACTTGGTCTATGTGGACGGCGACCATCGGTACGAGGCGGTTCTGGCGGACTTCAAAGGCTGGCTCCCGAAGCTGCGAGCCGGAGGGGTCATGGCTGGCCACGATTGGAGTATGGCGGATGTCAAGAAGGCTCTGGCCGAGGTGTTTCTCAACAAGGAGGCCGTCATTTTCCAAGGTGACAGTTGGGCGTTAGTGCCATGAGAACCATCCGAGCTATCCTAGCTTTCCTGCGTAATCACCAGTGGGTAAACGAGCCTGCGTGGCTTGAGGAGGATGAGAAGGCGTGGACAGCGTTCCTTGGAACACCCACCGGCAAGAAACTCAGCCTTATCTTACTCAATCTTACCCTTCGCCAAAACTCGTCTGCGGTTATGAAAGAAGGCCAGAAACTTGCAGATGCCTGTGGGTATGCTAAAGGTTTCAGAGGTTGTGTGGCGACCCTAGAGTCGCTTGCGACCGCAAAACTAAACTCGGCCATCCCTGGCTACGGGGATGACGCCGATGAACCAGTAGCCGACTAACCTGGTCGCGGGAATGACTCCCCTGCGATTGAGTGTAAGAAAGGGTCAAAATGGCGGATTCAAATAACCTGACGGAAGTTGACTTGTTAGCCATGGCAGCCGCAGCCGACGAAGGTAGGGATTATAGCCCCGAACCCAAGAAGGAAGAGGAAGCCAAAGTCGAACAGACAGCAACCGAAAAGGCCAGCGGAGATACCGAGCAGAAACCCGCGCCTGCTGAAGAAGCCGAAAACAAAAAGGATGCCTCGAGTGAGGCACCCGCAACCGAGGAGAAATCCAAGGAAGCGAAAAGTTCTCTAACAACTGAACCTTCAGAAACCAAGTCGGAATCGGCTTCCGAAAAGAAGCCAACCCGATATGAGAAGGCCAAGTCTCGTCTTGAGAAAGAGTGGGAAGATGTCCGAGCAGAGAAAGCAAGACTCAAAGCCGAACGGGAAGCCATCGAATCGGCCAAAGCGCAAAGGGAGGCTGCACAGCCTAGTCCTGAAACGCCGAAGGCTGGAAGTCGAAAGTATAGCCCGGAAGATTACCGGGAGGCGGCAAAGAGCTATCGTGAAGAAGGCCGCGACGATCTTGCAAAGCTCGCTGAACAGAAAGCCACTGAAGTCGAGACTGAGGAGCGCAAGGAAATCGAGCAGAAAACCCAAACCGAACTAAAATCGGCGTGGGACAAAAATCTGCTTGAGGAGGTCGAGGCTAACCCAGATCTCAAGGATTCCAATAGCTCACTCTACAAGGCAGTCTCCGAGATGCTCCAGAATCACGCGATTCTCCGCAACTACCCTGCGGGAATCAAGGATGCGGTGGGCATCGCCAAGATCCGGCTCAAGGCGGAGTCCGCTTCCGATTTGGAAAAGAAGGTTCAAGAGTATGAGCGAGAACTCGCTCAACTCAGAAAAGCTACGACCCCAGCTTCGGGCCAGCCGTCAGCGCCAGCCAAGCAGAAGGCGTTCCATGAACTCTCCCTTGCGGAGCAGGAAAAGGAACTCCTCAGAATGGCAGGCGAGGCTGACCGGGCCAACGTCTAGCATAAAGGATACTAAACAAAATGGTTACTACTGGTTCAGTCACGGCCCAGTTCCAGACCTACTTCAGCAAGCAACTCTTGGAGCGTGCGCTCCCCCTGTTGCAAATGGAGCAGTTTGCGAACAAGGTGCCTTACCCCACCAAAACTGGCGGAAACAAAACGATCCGCTTTTTTAGGTTCGATGATCCGAGCATCAGCGCTATCGCCAACCTGTCCGAAGGCACCACGCCTTCCAGCGGTGACGAGCGCGATCTGACGCTCTCCTCGGTTGAAGCAACCCTCGTTCAGTACGGTTCCAAAATCGTATTGACCGATATTTTGCTCGCCACCGAGCTGTTCAGCCACCTCGCCCAGGCTACCAAGCAGCTTGGGGAGGACGCAGCCTTACACGCGGACACGTTGTGTCATCGTGCATTGGTGCAAGATTCCTCCACCAGCACTGGTACCGGCGTGGCCACGAAGTCCTATGCCCGTTATGCCCAGAACGGCACCAACGGCACGACCTTCGCGACCAGCACGACCCCCAACTCCAGCATCACCGCCACCGACCTGCTCGACGGAGCGACCGCGCTGTTCATCAGCCGCGCCCCCAAGATCAAGGACGGCTACGCCCTCGTGGCGCACCCGGCGGTCGTTCGCGACCTCCAGCAGGACGACGATTGGCTGAAGGTTTCCAGCTACTCCGCCCCGGATCAAATCTTCCGTGGCGAGGTTGGCAAACTCTTCGGCGTGTCCGTCATCTCCAGCACCAACGTCCAGACGTTTGCCACCGCCGCTGACGGCGTGGCCAACGCTGCCACTGCCAACGCCGCCGTTTACGGCAACGTGTTGCTCGGTGGTCAGGCGTTCGGAGTTCCTCATATGTCCGCCGTTGCGGCTTCCGGCTCGCCCTTCTCCCCGAAGGTCACGATCCTCGACGCGGCTGACAAGAGCGACCCCTACGGACAGCGGATCGTCTGCTCGTTCAAGACGTTCTACGCGGCCAAGCAGCTCGACACCCGGTTCTTCCGCGTGTTGTTCAGCAAGTCCAACTACTCGTAATAGTTAAATGGGAGCCATGCTAATTATTGGTATGGGTCCCCGGAAGGCGGGGGAGGGTAAAACCTCCCCCGCTTCTTCCACCAAGGAGAAGTCCATGAAATCAGGAATGGTGAAACTTCCTATCTCCATGTTTGAGCTTGGGGAGGGTGAAGAAAACGCTGCTCCCGAAGCTGGCGACATGGTGGAACTTGAAGGCACGGTTGAATCCATCGAGAACGGTGTTGCCATGGTCCGCGTCAATAACGCGATGGCCGAGGAATCCGAGTCCGAGGAAAACAAGCCTGAGATGTCCGAGGAAGACCAGATGATGAAGATGGCCGAGGAATCCGACAAGGAGAACTACGCCTAATGCCTGTTTACCAGTACGAAGACACCAGAAATGGGTCAGTCGTCGAACTGGAAAAGCCGGTGGCGGACAGGGACTCAGTCCCTCGTTACCTTAAAAGATTCAGCGTGCCTCAAAAATTGACGCTCGTAGGAGTTGGAGAACCCCGCGAAAACCCCGAAGGCGTCAATATGACAAACTTAATGAAGGGGTATTACTCCCAGGAACAAAAGCTTGGGAGCAGGTTCAAGAGCCAATACACGCCAGATAAGATCAAACGTGCGGCGGCCTTGCAAAGGAGAAAATAAAATGGCTAACGAATTCCAGCGCAGTCCGATCAAGGCGAAGGGTAAGGCCGTCCGCATCAATTCACAGGGCTTTGCCAATGTGATTGAGTTCACGGCGTCCAGCAGTGGCGGCACGGTCAACACCGTGGCGACCTCCCCTGCTTCGCTCAATGTGACCCTCAACGGCACGAGCTACCGCATCGCGCTCCACAGCTAAGATGCGTCTCTTATCTCGACTCACCCTTGGTGATGCCGGGACGATCATCGCATCGTCGGCTTCCACGAACACTGGAAGCTACGATGCGGTGACCGCTCTTACGCAGGCCACGGCGACATTGACGATCAGCGGTTCAACCACCACGGCGACGATTGGCCAGGGAGTTACCATCTATGGCGACATCGCCAGAGTGGTTAATTCTGCTGGCGGTCAGGTTGCCATCTACGTCCGCAAGGACTAAAGGAGGCCCGTCATGGGTCGCCAGTGGAACACGATTATTGAAAGCCTGGGACCGCTTTCGGGCGGTACCATGTCCATCAACGCAAATCTCACCGAGATTGAGGCGTTGCTTACCACCCTTCAAGCCGACATCGTTGATGGGATTATTGTCTCCAGCGGGAGCAGCGTAATTACGGGTGGCACGCTTGGCCAGTTGACGGGCGGTACGGTCAATGTCACTAATACTACCAGAACCGTAACTCAAGGTACGGCGGCAAACCTAAAAGCACAGGCCACGATTGTTGATTCAGGAGGAACGGCTATTACTTATGCATCTACTGGTGCGGCAGGAACTCCGGCATCAGATGTAGTAACAGTGCAAGGAATTTCTGGTGCAACACCACTTGCTATCGGAACAAGGGGAACACTTACCCGTGGTACACTTACTGCCTCAACTAGCCAAGGAACTCTTTTTGCCTCCAATACATCCAGAAACTATCTCCTAGTCCAATGCACTAGCGGAACAGCGTTTATTGATACAGGCGGAACGGCTACCACAACCGACGGAATCCAGCTTACAAGTGGACAAGGCATTGTTTGGGAAACCGGGTTTATTCCAACAGGTGCGGTTGTTGCAATCACCTCAACTGGAACCGCTCAACTTATTGGCAGAGCCGCCTAACCCATGCCCATCCTTCCACCACCGTTGGGATTGAAGATGAAGAAGGCCGTTGCTTCTGCGTTTTCACCAACCGATCTTACTGGCTTGATTATGTGGCTGGACGCAAACGACACCTCCACGCTTTTTGATGCAACCAGCGGAGGAAGCACCGTCACGGCCAACGACTCGGCCGTTGCGCGATGGGAAGATAAAAGCACATCAGCCAAACACTTTAAACAAACGACACTAAACAATCGGCCAAAACTTTTTACCTCATCTCAAAATGGAAAAAATGTGATTCGGTTTGATGGGAGCAATGACTTAATGAGTATGGATTCGGCTTTTTCTACTCAAACAGAAGTAACTTATTTTATTGCGCTTAAAAGGGTTTTAGACCCGCCCACCACGCAATCAAGAACCGGGCATCCAATGCGTTTTTTGAGCGGCACAAGCGGCGACTCGCATTATCCATGGACGGACGGAATTATTTATGACCACACTCTGACAACAAGCAGAAAAACAGCAGGAAATCCGTCAACAGATTTGACTACTTTTCACCTGTACAATGTTGAGGCCAAGGCATCCCTTTGGACTGCCCGAGTAAATAAAACACAACTTTTTACAACCACATCAAATACCATCGACTTTGGCGGAACAAGCATTGGGACAGGTGGAGGAATTTATTATTTTGACGGAGATATTGGTGAATTTATCGCCTACTCTAGCATCCTTTCATCCGCAAACAGGGGAAAGGTAGAGGATTACCTTTACGCAAAATGGGGAATCTGATGAACCGCTTTTTTCTTATTGCCCCTGCCTCCTTGGATTTTATTAGAGCCGAGATGGACACCGAAAGCGGCTACCCTAACAGCGAGGCGGAAACTTGGTTCTCGCCAGCCTACGACTGCCCCAAAGAGAAGGATGGAAACTGCCTTCTCGCCTGCATCCAAGAGATAGCAGAGCGCATCGCACCCGTGGCAATTAAGGAACTGACGCAAGCCGAGTATGAGGCGGAACTGCCAACCATCTCGCTAACGGAGGGCAACTAACATGGCCTTCTTCGGCGGCGGCGGGGCGAGCGCAGGCATCGGAGGCTCCACAGGGGCAACCGACAACGCCATCCTCCGTGCGGACGGAACGGGAGCGGCCACGCTACAAAATTCCGACATACTTATTGATGATGCAACTACTACAACTCAAAATAATGTAACAATTCGCAATAATCACAGCCAAACAAACTCTTCTCTTGTATTAAGCCCAAAGGGAACTGGATCAATTCTTGCTCAAAAGCCAGACGCAACAAGCTCTGGCGGAAACGCAAGGGGGACAAACTCTACTGATTTTCAAACAATCAGAAGCAGTGCTAATCAAGTTGCAAGCGGGCAAGAGGCAGTAATTGTTGGAGGGGCTGGTAATCGAGCAAACTGCACTCAGGGGTGCGTTGTCGGAGGAAATGGGAACGCGATTACAACAGGCCAAAGGCACTTTATTGGTGGCGGGTATGGCAATCAGATAACATCAGGTTTTGCAGATAGTTCTATTTGTGGAGGAATATTTAACACGGCGAGTTCAGATCAGGCCGCAATATCTGGCGGAAGATCGAATACGGTTAGCGCAAAGAATACTTCAATCCTTGGAGGAGAGGGCGCAACGGCAAACAGATATGGGATGCAGGCCCATGCGGCTGGAAGTTTCGCAAGTGCTGGCGATGCACAAAGATCAAGATTTGTTCTTCGTTGTAAAACCACCACAAACTCCGCCGTGGAAATGGGGCTAGATGGAGGCGCCACCTATCTTACCATACCAAGTGGCAGGGTCATTTTCTGTAACATCAAAGTGGTTGGCGTAAAATCAGACGGCTCCGCAGTTGCCACCTACGAACGCCAATACGCCGCCAAAAATGTCGGTGGCACTAGCTCGGAAGTATTTGCGCCCGTCACCATCGGAACTGACAATGCTTCCAACACCACCCTCGCCGTGGCGACCGTGGATGCAGGGGACTATATTTCCATCAAGCCAACTGGCATCGCCTCCGAAACATGGCGATGGGTTGCGTCCGTGGATGCCGTGGAGGTGAATTACGGAACATGAAGACTTTTGGACTTATCTGGGCTGACGGAACCAAGGAACTTCGCTCTATTCTTTTGGATGAGGAAGGCAACCTGCGGGTGGAAGATTCCATTCGTCCTTATCCGCATAGGGACGATTGGGTCGCCCCGCAGATCGTTCCGCTGGTCAAGATTGAGAAGCCAGCAGAAGGCAACTGGACGGACACGCTGGTCTGGTTTGAGGACAGGGTGGAGAGGCAATGGGTTCAGCCATGATCCTTTCCGCCACTTCCAACGATGAGGCCGATGCGGTGCAGTTCATCCCGCCGAGCGTGCCGGAGAATCTCTAAGATGTGGAAACGCCTCGCCACCTGGCTGACCAGTTTGAGTTTGCGTTTCTTGATGACGCGAGCGGAGTACGATTGTTTTCAAGAGGCACTCAAGTTTGCATCGGAAAACAACCTGATGGCCAAGGAGACCAAGTATATCGGGAAGGTGAAGCACCTCCTCAGTGTCAACCGCTCAATCAAAAGGATTGTCGAGGAAGGTCGCAACCGGGACGAGGTGACCGAGGCCGTTGTGCATCTGGCTGTGGCGTTAAAGTATCTGGAGGGTCGGGGTCGTGAGTCTTGATGAGGTACACGATCTTAGGGCCAAGATTGAGGACGTGGATCGCCGTTTGATCCGCATAGAGGAACGACAAGTAACTCTGTATAAAATGATTGAGACAGCCCTAGCCAGCTTTGGTGATCTAGCCAACCGGGTGACCGCCCTGGAACATCTAAAAACCAAGATGCTCCTTGTGGCGGGTGCCATAGGTGCTATAGTCAGTCTGGCTTGGGACGCCCTCAAGTCCCGTTTTTCAGGAGGTTAAATGGCCACTTTAGGCACACAGAATATCTCGACAAGTTATCCGCAGGTTCTAAAGACTGTCGGAACTACCCCGTTTACCGGCACGCTTCTGGCGGTGGCCAGCGGGGATGAGTCCTCCACGTCCGCCCTCCAGATTTCCACCACCGGCGTAAAGAGCAGCGGAACCTTCGCTGTGGATGGTGCAAGCCTCCTGTCCGGCAATGTTACCTTGGGCGGAAGCTTCACCCTTTCCACCGGCACGGCCACGCTGGGTACGGCCTCGATTTCGACTGCTACCATCAGCACGGCAACGATCAGCACGGCCACCATTCCCCTTCAGCTAGGACCAATTACATTTGGCTCCAGCCTCACTGCATCCACTGGGACTGCAACC